ACCGGAATTAAATAATTGTTAAATAAATTTATATTTAACTATATAGGCTTGTCAAGTTTTTTTATTAAATTAAATGCATGATTTATGAAAGAAAGGTAAAAGGGACTGTACATAGAGCATACGACACAGAAATAGAATTTAAAAAAGACCACCCCCACACTAATATTATAAAAAATTGGAGAAAAGCGGAGGAAGGTCAGTGGTGTCAAAGCGATGACAATAAAATAGTACAGATTCTAAAAAAAGATTCTATATCCAATAACAAAGTTTTTTACGTTAGAACAATTATTGGTATGGTTCGCTTAGGTAATAATGTAAAACTAGTTGGGACTACTAAAGATAATATTTATAGATTTACAAAAAAAAGCAGTTATCAAGCTTCTAAAGAATCTTTACTTACTAACGAAAAAAAAATGTTTGCAAAGTATGTAGCTTATGGTATGAAACCAAATGAGGCTTATAAAAAAGCATACCCAAAAACTAAAAGCGAAGAATATATAAAACAAAGATCAACTGTACTGCTTAAAAATAAAACTGTGAGGCATCAAGTGGATAAAGAAATAGAAAATTTAATGTCGGATGTAGGGATTACGAAGCGTTACTTACTGGAAAACACTAAAGGCATTGTAGATAAAGAAGATACTAGGGACAACGATAAGCTTAGAGCTATAGAAACTCTAATGAAAATATCAGGAATGCTCTCTGCAGACAAAAAAGTAGACTCAGTAGCCCTAATACAAGAGTTTACTGGCTTTACCAGAGAAAAACTAAAAGCATTTGAACAAGGAATACTCCCAGAAGCCCCCAAACAACTAGATGAGTAGCAATTTTAACATTATACCCCCTCCTTCAGAGATGCAGAGGAGGGATACTGTACTTGCTAACTCCTATAAGAGTCTTATTTACTTTGGTAGGGCTTTTTTACCTAACGATTTCCTCAATAAGTCTGCTTCCCCTGAGTTTCACTTTGATGTAGCAGAAAAGCTAACCACTACTAAACCCGGAAGTAGGTCATGTATTATTATGCCTAGGGGTTTTGGTAAATCTATCCTGTCTAAAACAGCCATTATGCATAAACTGGTCTTCGCACAAGACGATGAGCAGCATTTTATTGCATGGGTGTCGGAAGAACAGAGTCAGTCTATTGACCACCTAAAGTATTTACGCAATCATTTTGAAATGAATAAGCGATTAAAGTATTATTTTGGTAATCTAGATGGGGGAGCCGCTGGAAAACGCTGGACTGAAAAAGATATTGTAACTCCCAAAGGGGATAGACTCATTGCAAAGGGAACCTCACAGCGTTTAAGGGGTCGTGCAGAGGTCGATGTTAGATACACGGGTATTGTCCTTGATGATTTTGAATCAGAGCTTAACACTAAAACGCCCGAAAGACGTGCAGATATTAAGAAATGGATTGTATCCACAGTGTACCCTGCCCTAGAGGAAACTCCGGGCAGAGAGGGGTGGATTTGGCTGTCAGGAACGATTGTACACTTTGATAGTTTCTTACAAGCCGTAGTAGATGGACATAGAAAAGCCAAAGAAGAAAACAGAACGTACCCTTGGAGTGTTGTGTTTCATAGAGCCATAGAAAAAGGTAAGTCTATTTGGCCACAACAATTTTCCTTAAAAAAACTAGAAGGAAAGAAACGAGAGTTTATAGAAGCAGGTCTAGTTAATAAGTTTGCTCAAGAGTATATGAACGATGCTAGAGACATTAGCAACGCTTCTTTTAAAATAGATCGACTTCAATACTACGGAGGTAAGGTAGAGTCCAGATCTCGTTTTAATTATCTAGTAGATGGGGACAACGCCATTCCTTTAAATGTTTACATCGGTGTTGACTTAGCAGCGACTGCCTCAGAGACCTCAGACTTTCAAGTCATACTGGTTATGGGTATAGACTCAAGCAACAATCGATATGTACTTGAATACTTTAGGGAAAGAATCCCTACCTTTGATGTCCCTAAGGAAATTATAAGACTGGCTAATAAATACAGTCCAGTGCGTAGAGTAACTATTGAAACAGTAGCAGCTCAAGAAATGGTAAGAGACATGGTCACTAGACTATCTGCTCAAGAAAAAAGACTCCTACCCGGAATATTTAAAGGAGTTAAACCTCCCGCTAGGATTAAAAAGCAAGATAGACTTGAAACTAGCTTAGGCCCTATTGTCAATTCTAAAAAACTTTACATACAAAGAGAGATGACTGAGTTAGTAGATGAATTCTTTGAACACCCTAAACCTAGAAACGATGATGTAATGGATGCCTTGTATTATGCAGACTACTACGCTAAAGCTCCTAAGAGTGCCCGCACTACATTAGAAGCATTAGAAAACACATCCAATCAACCTCTTAAGAAAATAACAACAAAAGCCTATAACTGGATGACAGGGTCTAGATTGTAAAATAATATTTGTACTTTAATTCTTTTATGTTTAACATAACCTAGCTAAATACACCTATGCCAAGATACTCTAATAAATCAAAACAACGATTAGCAACGTGTGATGAGCGATTGCAAGATGTCTTCAATGAAGTCATTAAGTATGTTGATTGCAGTATTTTGGAGGGACACAGAGGAAAGGAAAGACAAAATGATTTATTTAATAAAGGCCGTACTAAAGTTAAGTATCCTAATGGTCGCCATAATGCTAGTCCTTCTAAAGCCGCTGATGTTACCCCTTATCCTGTCGATTGGGAGGATAGAGAACGTCAAACACTTTTCGCTGGCTTTGTGCTTGGAATTGCCCGTGGTATGGGTATTAAGCTGAGGTGGGGTGGAAATTGGGATATGTACGAAGAAAGAGGACGATGGGAAGTTGAAGACAATAAGTTTGATGACTTTCCTCACTTTGAGATTAAAGAGTAATGCCCGGAACTACTGACACAGTAAAAGCAAAATTAACCCCCGGTGAGTTTGTTATTCGCAAAGAAGCCGTTGATATGATAGGAGTCCCTATGCTAAACAAACTAAACAATATGCCTAAAGAAGGTGGTCACTCTGCTATTGACAACATTATTGATATGGCTACTATAGCCAATATGAAGATGATGTACGGTGGTGGTATGGTAAAGCCTAATTATGCAGGCGGTGGTATGGTTCAGCAGTACGGACATGGTGGCTCTGTAGATAAAATGATGGGTTACGCTGAAGGCGGTCAACTCAAATCAGTTCCTCAAGACAACCCCGGCCTAGGTAAATTACCAGAAATGGTTAGGAATCGCATGGGGTATATGCAGATGGGCGGTATGGTAGACAACTCATTAATAGAAATGACTGGATATAAAAGAGGTGGTTACGTTTCTGAAAAAGAAAGAAGATCTCCTATGGGAATGAAGTTTAAAAGATATGAAAATGGCGGAGAAGCCACTCTTGATGAGTTTGAAAAAAATTACGCAGAAGCAATAATGAATATGAAAAGAGCTCAAGCTGCTAGCGATATGGCAAGTGAAAAAAGAAAAGGGCTAGAGTTACTGTACGGAAATCTAGATTTTGATGATAGTATGTTGCTACCCGATGCTCCTGCTACCCCTGAAAAAGATATTTTAAGAGCTATTTTAAATCAAGCTTTAGATAAAAACGTAGTTCGTCCACTGTCAAGTGATGAGCTTATGCGGTTAATGCCGCCTAAGGAAAAACAATACCTAGTCCCGAGAAGTGATAGGAAGTTTGATTGGAGAAATATGCAAAATGGTGGAGAGGTAGATCCGTTAGGCATTGATAAGAGACAGCAGATGGGGGCAAAAGCTTATCCCGGTGGAGTAGGCCCCGTCAACGATGATCCTTTAGGTATCGACCAAAGACAAGCCAACCCTGATATATATCAAGGCAGTATGATTAGTCCTGAGTTTAGACCTAATCCTACCATGATGTTAAAGCAACAAGAGCAAATGCTTCAAAGTCAAATTGAGGACAGCATTCAAACAAAAGCTATGAAGACTTTACAGCTTCTTAAGCTAAAAGGGTTATTAAATCAAGGCGAAAGAATTGAAAATCCTTCTCCTATGTTCGACAGCCGTGATAATATGATGAAGATGATAGACAGTTTAAGGTTAGACGACATAAGAAGAAATACAATATAGTCTATGGAAAAAGATAAAAGAGCTCTATATAACGAAGAACTGCACAGGCAGTGGAGAGATGCTCGATCTGAATGGGATACTGAAGCTCGTAAAGACATTGACTTTTATTTAGGAAATCATTTTACAAGCGATGAGTCCGATGAGCTATCCTCTCGCAATCAAGCTGACATACCTATGGACAGGGTATCTGCAGCTATTGAAAAATTTAAAGCCGTTCTAACTTCAAGGGCACCTGCATTTACAGTGATTCCTAGAGAAGACTCTGATGTTCAGGTAGCTACACTTTGGAGAAGTATTCTTGGATACGTTTGGGAAAAGTCAGATGGTGACTGGCAAATGAAACAAGCTATACAGGATTATGCAACCACTGGTATGGGTTACTTATATGCTTACATTGATAGAGAATCAGATTTCGGTAGAGGTGACGTTAAGTTCACATATGTAGATCCCTTTAGAGTTTACGCATCCCCTAGCTCTAGAAATCGTTGGTTTAGCGACTCAGATGGTATTATCCTTTCCACCATCTTAACGGGTGAACAAGTCGTTAACCTCTACCCTGAATTAGGTGATCAGGTTGATCCAACGACAGGAGAGACTATACCGGGTATCATAAAAGATATTTCTGGTTATACTTATGATGATGAAGACTACCCGTCCTCTCAAAACAAAAACTCTATGTCTATATTTACTCCCGCAGAGGTTAAAGATAAAGATTATTTTGAAGTTAAAAAGTATCAGGTATTAGAAAGATTTTATAAAGTAAAGGTTCCTTATTATAGAGTTATTAATATGCAGAACCAAGAAGAAGACATTTTATCTCAAGAAGAATACTCTGTTTTCTATAATGAGAACAAAGAAGCGTTTGACATTCAGATGTATACCGCTATAGAGGTTTTACAAACTAGGGTAAAGGTTTGTGCTTCTTTAGGTGAGGTAGTGTTATACGAGAACATTTTAAATACGGATGAGTATCCAATTATACCACTTCCTAATATTTGGACAGGAACTCCTTATCCAAAAAGTGATGTGTCTAGAGCACGACCTATGCAAAGACTACTCAATAAACTATGGTCTCTAGCTTTGTCTCATGCACAAGCCTCAGCAGGATTAAAACTTTTAGTGCCTTTAGGAAGTGTTGAAGATTTATCTCAATTAGAAAAAGACTGGGCAAATCCTAATGCAGTTATAGAAGTAGATTCTTCACAGGGAGAACCTCATTACCCAGCTCCTCAACCCCTAGCAGGTGAGTTTTATAGACTCATTCAGCAGTCAGAATTTTACATTGACTTTATATTTGGTTTACCAGAAATGATGCATGGCTTTGCTGAAAAAGCCCCTGAGACAGTGAGAGCTACAGAAAGAATGATTTCATTGGGAAGTGAAAGGCCTAAGTCTAAGTTAAGAGATATCGAGTTTAGCATTAATAAGTTAGGAAGAGTGTTGTATAATTTATCCAAAGGACATTATACCTACAAAAAGATTTTTAGAATGGCCCAACCTAATAATAACATTACTGAGGTTATGGCTAATTTTTATACAGATGTCAGTGGAGCTGTATTGGATCTTAAAAAAGATAAGCACGTTTTAGATCAACACGACATAAGAATTGAACCGGGTTCAACCATGCCCTCAAACAAGTACGCAGAGCTTGCTGTGTACCTAGAAGCATTTCAAATGGGTATCGTAGATAAATACGAAGTCTTAAAAAAGAATCCAGAATTATTTGACAAGGAAGGTATTATGAGAAGGACAGATGAAAAGCAGCAGATGATGTCTCAGATACAAGGACTTGAAGAGCAGTTAAAGAATTTGCAAGGTGACTTGCAGACAGCACAGAGAGAATCTGTTAGTGACAGGAAACGAGTGGAAGTTGAGAAGTTTAAAACAAGGCTTTCCGAAGTGTCTTCTGAATCTAAAGCAGATAGAAGAGTGCAACGTAGCAAACTAGAAAACGAGGTGAAGCTCGAGGTGGAGAAATTAGCAAGTAATCTAAAAGATGTACAAAGAGATGCTAGTTCCGCTCCTAAAGCCTAACAAAGAGACATCTAAAAAGGAGAGTTTATGTCTACACTAGAACAACAGGAAGCAAACGTCCAAAGCGAACAAGCAGTAACAAACGAGGGATTCGTGGAAGATATCGTCAATCAACAGTCTGGGCCTGAAAACCCAGAAGTAAACCAAGAGCCCGTACAAGAAGCGGCTACTTCAATTGATTATGAAGCTGAAGCTAAAAAATTTCAGTCGATGTATGATAGAGCACAAACTGAAAATGCAAAACTTCAGCAAGGAGCTCAGATCTTACAATTATTGGAGCAGAGACCAGATCTTGTAAAGACACTTGAAGACGGTATAGCTAACCCAAATCCACAACCGGAACAGCCTAAAGTAGTAAAGGATGATTTTAATCCTTGGGATGCTTTTACAGACGGTAATTCAGATTCAGGAAAGTATGTTAATACTAAGATACAATCGATGGTGGATCAAAGATTACAGACTGAACTAGCAAAACAAAAGCAACAGGTTCAAGCTGAAATGCAAATGAATAACATGGTAAATGAACTTAGGAATACCTATAAAATGTCAGATAATGACATCAATGGGTTTTTACAGTTTACAACTCAACCAAAAGAAGCGGTGGGGTTAAATAACTTAGTTAAGCTTTATCAAATGCAAAACGGCCAATCGGTTGCAAATAACGATACAATGGAAGCGGTAAAAGCGGCAAAGCAAGCTCCTAGGACTGCTGGCGTACTCCAAGGTCAACCTCAGTCTTCACAAAAAAGTGATTCTGATAAGATCTTTGATGCTGTCATCGGAAATAGTGGTTCTTTGCGATTACCGTAACTAAAACAAACAAACCACATAACCAAGAGGTAATAAAATGGCAATATCATATAACACTGGAACTTTAAAGTCTAGTGATATCACAGCATCTACTTCCTCTGCTGGTGTAGGTCAAGCTCCGGATAGGAGACGGATATTTAACTTTGGAGACCGTGTTGCTGAGTTAGCACCGGAAGAATCTCCATTCTTTGTTTATCTGTCTCAGGTAGCTAAAGCACCTACCGATGATCCAGTATTTAGATACTTGGAAAATCGTAACAAGATTAACTTTACAGATCGTTCACTTCTTTTAGCGGCTGATGTTAATGGTGGCTCCGCTGTATCTGCAGGATCGTCTTATGCGTTTACTGTTGATACTGCTGGTGGAGCAGCTGTTGAATATCTGTTAAAAGGAATGGTTGTAGCGGTTCAAACTGCAAGTCGTACAGGCGATGTAGGTATTGGACATACGATTGTTAGAGTTGATTCAGCAGTAACACATGGTAGTAGCACTTCCACATTCACAGGTAAGATTATTGATGTTTCAAACTCAAATGTTTCGGGATACAATGTTCTTAGCGATAATGACGTAGCACAAATCATCGGTACTTCTTTTGAAGAAGGATCAGGTGCTCCTGATGTATTCTCAACTGAGCTTGAAGATAATTATGGATATACTCAAATCTTTAAGACAGCAGCAGAGATGACAAACACAGCATACGCAACTCGTTACAGAGGATATGCGGATGAGTGGAGTCGTTTATGGGCTGATAAACTAAGAGAGCATAAAATTGACATTGAAAGAGCTATGCTCTTTGGTCAAAAAGCTCGTCAAGGTGGAATTCAGTACTCGGAAGGTCTAGTAGGTCACATATTAAAAAATGTTAATCCAACTGTCAACAATGATGACTTCAGCTATTCTTCTGGTAGCTCATACTATCGAAGCGTCGCACAGGCAGAAATGACTTACGACAGATTACTTAGTGATCTTGAAGTTATTTTTGATCCTGCTAGAGGTGGAGCTTCTGATAAGTTGGTGTTATGTTCTTTACCAGTGATTACTTACTTTAACAAGTTAGGTGATGGAAAATTCCTTGATGCTTCTATGGGTCATTCAAATAACAACTTCAGAGTAGACATGACCACCAGAAATGGTGCGTTTGGTCATTCTGTAATGGTTATTGACACGATTCACGGAACACTTAACCTTGTTAAGGAGCCACTGTTTAGAGGCATTGCAGCTGGATTTATGCTTATGGCTGACATGAGTCAAGTTTCTTATCGTCCGTTGATTGGTAATGGAATTAACCGTGATACACAGGTTATGACCAATGTACAGTCCGCTGATGAGGACTTGAGAAAAGACATGATTCTAACCGAGGCTGGTTTAGAAGTAAGTCTTTCTGAATCTCATGCTTTGTTTAACCTAGAAAACGATTAAGGAGTTAGATAATGGCTAGAGGTTCAAGACTAAATAGTTCAAGCGGTAACTTTGATGCTAAAGTTGGAGGAATGAGACAATTAACTGGCAGTATCACATTGACAAATGCTGATTCTGGAAGTATGTTTGTTTTAAACTCTACTACAGCAATGACAGTGACACTTCCCACAGATGCAAATTGCGATATTGGATGTCATTATAAGTTTATCATTCAAACAACGAATGACAATGCTTATACGATTTCTACAGGCGATAATGCTGATAGTGGTGGAGATGATTTTGTTGGCGGTGTTATATTAGCTTCTACAACTGCAGGCTTTGGCCATGCGGTTGTTCCAGCAGCTAATGATTGCAATATTATCTTAGACGGTAATGCAGCAAACACTGGTGGCGAAAAGGGTTCATGGGTAGACGTAACTAAAATCACAGCAGATGAATGGATGGTACAAGGTTGTGTTTATAGTGACGATGCTGATACTGATGGAACCGCATTGTTTACAGACACTGATTGATAATCTGAATACATAAAGATAACAGTAATAGGTACTGTGAGGGTTGTCAATAAAAGATGGCCCTCAAAACCTAAAAGGAATTGATAATGAGTAAATGTATACATTGCAATAAAGAAAATAAAGAACAATGGTTTCACTGTAGGTCTTGTGGAAAGCAAGCCTCTGAACCTAAATTCACAACCAATATGTGGACAATGTCCGCTATGGGAAAAAGAACTGATGTTGAAATATCTACGCAATCTATAGATGACAACGCAGCTAAGATGAGGAAAAATTTAGGTTATGCCTAAGAAAAAAGATTCAAGATTGGCAAGAGCTGGAGTCAGCGGTTTCAACAAGCCAAAAAGGACTCCAAGTCACCCTAAAAAATCTCATGTTGTAGTGGCTAAAGTAGGTGATAAGGTTAAGACAATACGGTTTGGACAACAAGGTGTTAAGACAAATCAAACGGTAGGCCAACGTAAAGCTTTTAAATCTCGTCATGCAAAGAATATAGCAAGAGGTAAAATGTCAGCAGCCTACTGGGCAGATAAAGTTAAATGGAGCCCCAGTAAAACTAAATCACCTTCAAAAAAATGGAAGAAAGGAAGTTAGTATGAATAAAAAAGTAAAAGCACCTGCTGGATATCATTGGATGAAATCAGGTAGTAGTTATAAGTTAATGAAGCATACGGGTAAGTTTAAATCACATAAAGGTGCAAGTCTTATGGCTGATTTTAAAGTGCAAATGAAACACGCAGGGACTAAAAAGAAAAAGTAATGTCTGCTAAACGCACAAAGGAATCTATGTGGAAGCGTATTGTAGCTTCGGTTAAGGCGGGCAGTAAAGGTGGTAATGCTGGACAATGGAGTGCAAGGAAGGCTCAGTTAGCTACAGCTCGTTACAAAAAAGCAGGTGGTGGATACAAAGGTAAGAAGTCATCAGATAATAAACTGTCAAAGTGGTCTAAGCAAAAATGGGACTATGTAAGTAAAGGTGATGAGAAAAAACCTAAAAAGAAACGAGGACGTTATCTACCTGAATCCGTTAGGAAAACTTTAACTAAAAGCGAAAAAGCGTCTACAAATAGAAAGAAAAAAGAAGCCTCTGCAAAAGGAAAACAAAGAGCGAAATATTCTAAGAAAGTAGCAGGTAAGGTAAGAAGAGCATAACATGGCAACATTTGAAGAACAAGTAGAAGGCTTAACTAGTTTAGCGATTACTGGCAGTAGTGCCCCTACTCAAAATGAGTTGAGTCAGTTTTTGTCAGATGGTGCTATGGAAGTTATAAATGCTATGCCATCAAATTTAAAAAGATTTTGTGCTACTGAAGATACTTTTACAAGCACTGCGGTAGGCAGTGAGGCTGAGACTCTTGACTCTGCTCAAGTATTGTCAGTAACTAGAAACGATGGAACTATAGAGCAGCCTTGTAGATTGATATCATCAACATTAAGAGGTAGGGCTTCTGATAGCGACGATATGAACGCAGCTACAACTACAGACCCTGTATATTATATATATAACGGCAAGTTAAATGCGTTGCCTGCTTCTGGCAGTTGTAGGTATTTAGAAGTAAATAATCCATCGGTAGCTTATGGAGACTCTGCAATAGGAAACTTTCCAGATGAATATGAATACTTAGTTCCTTTATATGCATCTATAAAGTCATTACAAAATGTTTTAGGTAGTCGTAGTACCAATTCAAGTGTAACTACTGCATTTTCAGCTATGAAGGCAGAATTAGATGAAACTCAGGCTGTGTGCGATAGCGTAAATGCTGATTTAGTATTAGCTAAAGCAGAGATAGTTATTGCAAAGGCAGAGGCAGCTGAGATAGCAGTTTTAACAGACTCCGCCTCTGGAAGCTCTGCATTTAATGTTGCTGTAGGGGCTATTAAAACAGAGCTAGATAAGGTTGATGATATTATAGATTTAGCAAATGACGAATTTGATGAAGTCTCTACTCAGGTTTCAGGAAGTAAAGACTCTCCTATTACGGATGCGTTTACAGAATTTGAAAAGATAAGTCCTTTACTTGTTGCTGGAGAAGCAGATACCGAAAGCGATGTTAATGCGGCTTTAGTACTATTAAAAGCAGCGGTAGATCAAGCTGCAGTAGCTGCAGGAAAATTTTTAACAGTAGATAGTGACTCTGTGTTTGGAGATGAGTCTACGTTTTTAACTAACGACTCTCAGCTTACAAGAGTAAAAGCAGCCTTAGATGACGCTGAGGATCTTATCAACGGTGATGAGCCCTCTGCAACTACAGATGCTTATGGTGCTCAAGCTAATGAAGATATAGAATTGGCTGCTTCAGCTGTAAATATTGCTCAATCAGAAATAAGGAGAGCTCAGGCACATCTTTCTGAATGGACAGCGATTGGAGATATGAGAGTTAAGGAAGTTAATGCGGCCTTATCAGAAGCAAATGGTTATGCTACTGAGGTACAGTCAAGACTGCAACAAGCTCAATCAAAAAGAGAAGAAGCTCAGTCTCGAATAGCTTCTGGAAATGCTTACTTACAGGAAGCGGACAGTATCATTAAATCAGGTAATGCTTATCTACAAGAGGCCCAAGCTAGAATAGCACAAGCTCAGGGTTATGCAACTGAAGTTAATGCTAGAGACAATTTTGCAAGTGCAAAAACAAAAGCTGTTCAGTCTTATATTAATACAGCTCAGTCTTATGTAGCCACAGCACAAGGATTCTCTAATCAAGTTCAGGCTAAAATTGCAATAGCTCAAGGATATGGAAGTGAGATTCAATCTAGGATGCAAGTAGACAGAGAGCAATATTCTTTTTATGAAAAACAACAAGTTAAATTACAAACTGATTACGATAAGGGTATTCAGATTATGAGAGGTTCTTAATGTCTAAGACTTTAGTAACCTTAAACACCTCCCCTTCTTTTACTGGGATGAGTTTAAATACATCTCCTTCATCTACTTTAGTTACGTTGAATACATCGCCATCTTCTACATTGGTATCTTTAAACACATCACCTTCGTTTACATCAGTTAGTTTACCAAGTTCTATTAGTTGGCTAGTAAAAGGGTTTTGGCAAAGTTATACAACAAGGAACTGGGAAGACAGTTCTCAATTATGGAGTGAGGCAGGATAATGGCCGTACATAGTTTAACCGTAAAGAAAATGATATCAAGAATAAGACAGGTATTCCCTGATGCTCCTGAAAATTATATTATTAATTTGATTAACGAAGCATTGGTTGAGATAGGTAATTACTCTACAAAAGTAGAATACGCTAAAACTACTACAGTTGCAGATCAACAGTGGTATACTTTAAGTGATAGCAACTCAGGTATTGAAGTTAATAAGGTTTTTAGAGTAGATTTCATGGATGCTAGTGGTGAATATGTTAAGATTTCACGCTTGCTAAATGGCGAAATACAAACAATGGACATAGATTAATGGCCAGTACTTACAAATATCCTGAGCAATACGTTTCCTACTTTATCAAAGGGGATCACTTAGCTATCGTCACAACTCGTGGTGAAACTAGTGGAACGACTCACTCATTAGAGGGCCAGTTCAAACCTATTGACGAAGCGGTAACTAATGGGGTTTTAATACACTATTATGGAGAACCCAATGCTGTTAGTGCTATTACAGATACACCTGACGTGGATAATGTTTTTCATAATTCTATTATAGATTATGTTAAGGCCGCTTTATATAGAGATAGAGCTGGTACAGTAAGTGACGGCAACCTAGCAACTGTAAGTTTAAATTTGTCTCAGATACACGATGCTAAGTTTCAAGAGTCCGTTAAAAAGAATGGTATGAGAAAACGAGATAAAACAGGAGGAAGTCGCTCAGTAGCGTTCCCAGATTTTACATAAACCGATGTGCCCATGAGAAGTGTCAAGCTCGGTAAGGCATCACAAGGAGAAACAAGATGGCAAGTTCTATAAATAAATATTCAGTAGTAGAATCTCTCAATCAAATGATTTACGAGAGTGCGACTGCAGTTACAGCGGTTCACGCTGGTTCCGATCAAGCATTATCAGATTCGCATACAGCTTTGTATGTTGGAGTTGGTGGAGATGCTGTACTGACTTTACAGTCTGGTAGCGATGCTACCTTTAAAAATTTAGCAAGTGGTCAAATACTTCCAGTTAAGTTTACCGCAATCAAAGCAACAAATACCACAGCAACTAATATGCTGGCCCTAAAATAATGTTAGGTGCATTAAGATTAGCAGCTACCACAATTATGCAAGCTATATATGATATAGGTTGGAGTGGGTCTGAAGCATCACAATTAATATGGGAAGAACAAACCCAAAACTGGGAAGATTTAGATAATTTAGAGGGCGAAGGATAATATTATGGCGAAATTAGAAGGACAAAAGATAGCAGATAGTTATGAACAGCTATTGCATACCGACAGAGATGGCGGTGGAAATGGAACTACTTTAGTAGATATAAAAGACGGTAAGAACGATAATACATTTGCATTACAACTAGCAACAGATAAGGTACAAGCGAATGGTACACTTACAGTAGGTGTAGATGATACTGGTTATGATGTTAAGTTTTTTGGAGATACAGCAACAAATGGCTATATGTTATGGGATGCTAGTACAGATGATTTAATACTTGGCTCATCATCAAAATTAGGAATTGGAACTACTACGCCTTCAAGTTTTGATTCAGAAGCTAATAATTTAGTAGTTGGTGATGGTTCTGGAGATAATGGAATTACAATATTTACTGGCTCAAGTGCTGGAAATCATGGTTCTATTTTCTTTGGAGATGCAACTGGCACACCAAAACAAGGTCAGATTAGATATGAGCAAAATAATGAAGTAATGTCTTTCCATACCAATACTACTGAAAGGATGAGAATAGACTTAAATGGAAATGTAGGAATTGGAACTGATTCTCCAACTCACGCTAAAATGGAAATTATAGGCGAGGCTGATGCTTTTCAATTAACAATGAGTGATGTTGCAGATTCAGATAATACCACTAAAGAAGCTAGAATGGGTATGCTTCATTATAAATCAGCAGAAGAACCAGTAACATTATTTTATGCACAATCTGGTAGTTCAACTAATGATATTTATATCGGTGGTGGAACTGGTGCTGGTAATCACGCTACAAGCGTTGCAATAGCTACTGCATCAACTTATAATAGTACGTCAACTACTACTAATATGAAAATTGATAACAACTCTCGCATTTCGCTTAGTAATAATGATGGTAATACAGATAATACAGTATTTGGTTATAATGCTTTTACAAATAATGGAACAGTTTTAGGAGATGTCGGAGCAGATAGAAATGTCGCTATCGGTGACCTTGCTATGGGAACTGGAACTACAACAACTGCATTAAATAATGTAGCTATAGGTGCGAGTGCTTTAACAGACCTTACTGATGGAGATTCAAATGTATCAATAGGTGCTTTTTCTGCGACAAATATAACAACTGGTATAAGAAATATTGCGATTGGAACAGAAGCAAATGCAACAGCAACAACTGCATCAGATATAATTTCAATTGGTGCTAGTGCTGGATTTGCTATTTTAGCTAATAATACAGCTTCTGATGGAACAATTGCTATCGGCACAAGTTCTTTAACTGCTCTTACAAATGGAGCTAACAATGTTGCTATTGGTTATCAATCAATGTCTGAAACCACAGGTGGAAATTACAATACTGCTATTGGTTATCAAGCGATGTATCGAGATGCTGGACTTGCTAATACACATAATACTTTTGTAGGTCAAGGTATTGCATCTGGAGACTGGGCAAATAATCCTTGTACTCATAATACTGGAATGGGTTCTGGTGCAATGCAAGGTGCTATGGATGGAGCAGTTGGAAATACAGCTTTAGGCGTAGATGCTTTAAATGGACTTACAAGTGGAGATAATAATGTTGCAAGAGGAAGAGGGGCTGGTTCAAGTATTAGTTCTGCATCTGGAAATACAATT